CGTCGGACAGGCCGGCGGGCTTCGCTGGACAGGCAAGCGCCGCCCGGAGGTAGACATTTGCCCCGCACAAATGAAAATTCGGTTTGAGCGGGAGGAAGGAGGCAAGGCATGAGTAAAGCTGTTTTGATCAGCATCCGCCCTGAGTGGGCTTGGAAGATCCTGAACGGGAGTAAAACGGTCGAAATCCGCAAGACCGCGCCGAAGTGCGGTGTGCCGTTTAAGTGCTATATCTACTGTACCGCAGGCGGAAAGGGGACGCTCATGGTGAAAGCCAACGCAGGGGCGCCGGCTATTACGGCGGAATCGGCCTATGAGCGCGAACAGGCGGAGGCGTTTGGATATGAGGCCGCCAACGGGAAAGTCGTTGCGGAATTTACTTGCAATAAGATCGGCACGGTCTACCCGCTTTGCATGATCCCCAAATGGGCGACGACAGACGCCTGCCTCACCCGCGAGGACATACAAAAGTATCTGGGCACGGAGCACGGATACGGCATGCAGATCGATGATCTTAAAATTTACGACACCCCGCGCGAATTGCGGGAATTCTACGCTGTGCCAAATGAGGTAGAGGTAGCGCTCAAGGCAAAACCCAAGCCAATCACGCGCCCACCCCAGAGCTGGCGGTATGTGGAGGAATTGCTGTGAAGATTTACATAGCCGGTAAAATAACCGGCGACGCAGGATACTTCCCGAAATTCGCGATGGCACAAGCAAAGGCGTCGCAGGACGGGCATATCGTGCTCAACCCGGCTTGGCTTCCGGAGGGCATGGAACCGCGAGATTATATGCGCATTTGCTTCGCCATGATCGACGCTGCTGACGTCTGCGCATTCCTACCGGACTGGGAGGAAAGCCGTGGCGCAAGGCTTGAACGTGCGTACTGTGAATACATCGGAAAGAGGGCTGAAACATGGAACGACTGACAAGTCCTAATATCAACGTAGACCCAGGCACCGACCGATTTCTGCACGCCGCGATCGGCGGCAAGGAAATCGACTGGAAGCAGAGCCGGGACAGCACGCTCAACGTGCTGATCAACGGCCCAACGAGCAACGGCTTTGGCAAGGATATTTTCCGCAAGATGGCCCGCGATCTGTACGGACGGCTGAAAGCCTACGAGGACATTGCCGAGTTGTGCGGCGGGTTTGACCGCCTCCGCGAGCTTGCCGAGGCCGACAAGGACGGGCGCGTCATTATATTGCCGTGCAAGGTGTACGAGACTGACGGGGTGAGGGTGTATGAGCACACGGTGCGCGAGGTCATCTACGAGACGGCAGGCGGCCCGGCTTTCGATAAAAATGCAATCGGGAAGAGCATATTTTTGACGCGCGCCGAAGCCGAGCGGGCTTTGCGGGAAATGGAGGGCAAGAAGGATGGCTGACGAATATATCCGGCGGGACGCTGCGATGAAAGCAGTGGCAAGTCAATACGGCGCGTGCCGAAGCCCGGCGCAAAACCGGATGATCGACGAGATCAGAAATAAAATCAGGCGGATGCCCGCCGCCAACGTTGCGGAGGTCTGCTTTCCCGCCGAACTGCACGTTGGAGATCGCGCGTGGAAGAAGGCCATGAGCATCCTAGACAAAAAATATGCGGAAGCGAAAAAGCTGCCGTTCATCCGTGACCCGCTGGCATGGGCACTGTATCACACTTGGAGGGAGTTTGACGATGGAAAACGTTGCGACTGAAGAATTTATCAGCAGAACCGAGGCACTGGAAGACTTTGAATCCTGCAACGCGGAAAATCCGTACTGGACGCCTCAGCGTGTGAAAACGCTCCTGCTGCGTCAGCCCGCCGCCGACGTTGCGGAGGTGGTGCGGTGCAAGGACTGTATTTACAGGATCAACGGCCGGTGCTTTTCCCGCACGTCATTTATCAACAGTCCGGCGGTCGAACCAGACGATTTTTGCTGCTGGGGGGCAACTGAATGAGCGGACTGCGGTTTGAGAGCATGGCGGACATGCCGCCGCGGATGCGGGAGCTTTATGCACGGCAGCAGCTGCCGGGGGCTGCCGCGGCGCCGAAGAAGGCCTCGAAGTATCACAGCACGCCCGCCGAGCGCGGAGAGCTGCGCTTCGACAGCCAGAAGGAGGCGCGGCGGTATGACGAGCTGATGGTGATGCTCCGGGCTGGCATTATCTCCGATCTGCGCCTGCAGCCGCAGTTCACCTTGCAGGAGAGCTACATCACCGAAACCGGTGAGCGCATCCGCGCAGTGCGGTACACGGCGGACTTTTCGTACAAATTTGGCGGCAAGCTCGTCGTCGAAGATGTAAAGTCCAAGCCGACGCGGACAAAGGAGTATCTGCGGAACCGCAAATTCATGCGGTCAAAATATGGGATCGACATACAGGAGATTTAAACATGCCGGAAGAAAAAAACGAGAGCAGCCCGCGCGAGGCATGCGGGCTGCCGAAGCAGGGCAATGCCTGTCCGTATGCAAAGCTCGCGCCGTATCTTTGCGCGCGGTGCGGCTGAACCCCGGAGGAGCACGCGCGGCGGCAGGCGCTGCCGCTGACCGAGAACGCCGACGGGCTGCGGCACAAGGATATCAGCCAGCCTGAGGATTGATGGCGGCAATCAGCTGGGGACCATATTTTTTCGGACTTATGCCGCGGCCGCTCCGCCATGAGACGGCTGCGGGAGGATCACCCCGGCTCTGCACCCGGCCCGCGAAACCTCAAGCCCGCGGGCCGGGGATAAAAAGCGCGTGTGGAACGTGCGCGCGGATGGGAACCGTAAACGTTACCCCACGCCGGGTGTCGGGATCGCCCGGCGGCATCGTGTTACCTCCTTATGTGAAGCTGTCTGAGCAGACAAGGGCAGCTCGCCTGCGGCGACAGGGGGACGCGCAGGCGCAGGCGGTGCAAGTCCGCCCTGCATAGGGGCCGGGAGACCGGCCCCTGACGAAAGGAGAATGGAAATGTCACACGTAGTCGATCTGACGGGCATGGACTTTGGATATTTGCATGTCATCGGGCGGGATACCAGCAAAAAAGGAGACACGGCACACTGGATCTGCCGGTGTAAATGCGGGACCATCTGCAGCAAGGACGGAAGATACCTCCGGAACGGGCATGCAAAAAGCTGCGGCTGCTTCCGGAAAGAACGCGCGGCCACGCTCGTCACCAAGAAGGATCCAGCCAAAAAGCCAAAAACCGAACCGAAGAAGAAAAAATTCGGCCGCGGCCCGCAGCGGGCAGGCTCCGGGATCTGCTACAACCCACTCTGCCCGACGCGCAACAACTACCGCGGCGCCTGGAGCTGCACCGAATGCCGCTTCTGCCCGGAACGAAAATTCACCCGCCAGTCGAGGCGGGAGATCATCACAATTTGAAGGGAGTATCAAAATGGCAGGGATCATGGATATGTTTTCGGTCGAACTGGATGAGTTTGTAAAGGACTATGACGATCTGCACTGGGACGTCAGTTTCCGCGGCGAGGAATACCCGCCGCGGATCGTGATGGAGCAGGCGACGCCGCCGCTCTACAAGATCGAGGATGACGGCTCGAAGACGCTGGAACCGAACCCGACCATCCAGATCATCGGCAGGCCAGACACAGAGGTCGTCACGACCGGAAAGCTGAAGATCAGCAAAAAGGACTTTACCAAGCTGACCAACCGCGCCGCCGCTCTGCTGGAGCTGTTCCTGCACGGGTTTATGCAGGAGCGCAAGGAAATGGAGGCGGCACAGGAATGACTGACACGGGGAAACTCTATTGGTCTGCGATCGAGACGTTCGGCGAGGACCTGCAGATCGCGGTCACCATCGAAGAGATGGCGGAGCTGACGAAGGAACTGTGTAAGGCGCAGCGGGTGACATTTGTCGCTCGGGGCGGCCTCGGGGATGGGCTGATCGACAACCACGACGAGATCGCCGAGGAGATCGCGGACGTCCAGATCGCGCTGGAAGAAATGATGCTGCTGTTCGGCGTCCCGGTGGAAGTGCAGATAGCCAGAAGGCAAAAGCTTGCTCGTCTGGAAATGCGGATCGAGAAGGCAAGAGAGGAACGCGGGGACAATCGTGAGCATACCGCACATTGGGAAGACCCGGGCCAGAAGGGGGATCTGTGGTATGCAAAGCTGAATGGGCCGGGGCCAGACCCCAAAGGAGCGCGAGGCGCGTGGGGGCACTGCCCAAAATGCGGGGCATCAGATTGCGAATGGGACGCTGAGACAGACGTATGCACATGCAAGGAATGCGGATACACGAACTGACCGTTGAAACTGTGGCCGGAATTTCCGGCCACGCTTTGAGCGGGCAGAAAAAACAAAGGAGGGCTACAGCATGAAATGGGAACAGGGATGCTTATTCGACGACAACCCGGAATACGATGTGTTCACGGAGAAATTCAAACCCAAAAAGACAACGGACGACTGCTACACGCCGCCGCTTGTTTATGATGCGATCCGGGATTGGGCGTGCAGTGAATATGGGATTGACCCGGCCTGCATCGTGCGGCCATTCTATCCGGGTGGGGACTATGAGCGCTTTGACTATCCGGACGGCTGCGTCGTGCTGGACAACCCGCCTTTTTCGATTCTTTCAAAAATCTGCGAATTCTACATAGACAGAGGGATTGCGTTCTTTCTTTTTGCGCCATCGCTCACGGCGCTCTCCGGCCGATCAGTTGTGCTGAGGATGAACCACATCATTTGCGATGCAGACATCACGTATGAAAATGGCGCAGTCGTTCACACGGCGTTTGTAACAAGTTTTGGAGGAAACATCGCGCAGAGCGCCCCATCACTCGGAAGGGCAGTCGAGCGGGCGATGCGGCAGATAAAGTCGCAGACGAAACGGGAGTTGCCGAAATATACATATCCGGACCATGTGCTGACGGCAGCCATGCTGCAGAAATATGCGCACTACGGTGTAGAGTTTGCGGTTAAGCGCGAGGACTGCACGTACGTTACCAAACTGGATAGTCAGCGCGAGACGGGAAAGAGAATCTTTGGTGACGGACTGCTGCTGTCAAACCGAGCTGCCGCCGAGAAAGCTGCCGCCGAGAAAGCTGCCGCCGAGAAAGCCGCCGCTGAGAAAGCCGCCGCCGAGAAAGCCGCCGCCGAGAAAGCCGCCGCGCACGTCTGGGAGCTGTCTGAACGTGAAAAGGGCATCATTGCGAGCCTCGGGAAATAAACCGAGGCAGGAGGAGCTATGGTAAAGAGACACAAGCGCCGGAAGTTTTCCGGGAGGGTCTGCGAGCAGATCGTGTACACGGTGGCGGGCGGCACAGATCCGAAGACCAGCCGGCCGAAGAGGCCGCGGTTCCAGTCGCAGGAAGAACGCGACGAGCTGAACACCAGGGTCTCGGCCGGAAAGTTCGCCGGGATCGTCAACGCCAACTTCGGGCCAACCAGCTACTACTCCACATTGACGCTAGACCCAGAGCATGAGGTACATACCGCGCAGGAGATGCGCAGGATCCGGGATAATTTCTACCGCCGCATGGTCTACCGGTATCCGGAGGCCAAGATCGTCATCGTCTACGGCCGGGGCAAATCGACCAACCGCTTCCACCTGCATCTGATCACGGACGGCATTCCTGCCGATGAGCTCGGCAGGCTCTGGGGCCTCGGCAGCGTCATCGACTGCAAGCCGCTGCGGAAGCACAACTACTATCTGGATGAGAACGGAAACAAGGTTGACCACGGGCAGGACTACACGGCGCTGGCCAACTACCTGCACGGCCACTGGCGCAAGGAGTTCGGCGGCCACCGGTACAAGGCCAGCCGCAGCTGCGTCCGGCCGGAGCCGGAGCCCGCGACCGAGGCGATCCGGGACTACAGCCCGACGCGCCCGCCAGTCGCCCCGCGCGGATACATCCTCGTCGAGTCCAGAGCCACGCAGTATGGATTCCTATATTTCAAATATGTATGGGATCCCAAAAACGAGACACATAAGCGGAACGGGAGCCGCCTTCTTTAAGCCTTGTAAATGTGTTGAGTTTTGTGACGAAGAAGGAAGGAGCTGAACAGATGTCGAAACCGAGATACTGGTGGTACGGGAATGTCTGCCGCACCATCGGCGAATACCCGAAACTGAGCCGACAGGTTCGGGATATGAGCCGGCAGAAGATCACGCCGGGCTATTCCTCACAGCCAGGCGGGCAATCCTCCGGCCGCGCCGTCGAGGACATTGCGGTGCGCGTCCTGTCCTCACGGGAGTACGAGGACTACACGGCGATCCAGTCCGCCATCAACACCGTGCAGACCTGGCGGGACGGCGGTGATGTGCTGGAGATCGTGCGCCTGCATACATGGATCTGGCCGCGCGAGAGTCTGGAGTCCGCTGCCAGACAGGTACACGTGAGCACATCCACGGCAAAGCGGATGTACAGCCGCTTTGTCTACGAGGCAGCGCGGGCAATGGGCTACCGCAAAAGTTGAGCTAACAGAGCCTAAAATCTGTGCTACAGTGATAGCGTGAAGAATTGGAGGGAACAGGATGCAGCCATGGGCCGCACGCTTTTACGCGTCCGGGCGCTGGAAGAAATGCCGCGCCGGGTATATCAAGTTCCGCCGGACCATCGATGGCGGGCTGTGCGAAGAGTGCCGGGACAAGCCGGGCTACATCGTCCACCACAAGCGGGCGCTGACACCGGACAACATCACCGACCCGGACGTCAGCCTGTCCTACTCCAACCTCGAGTTCGTCTGTAAGAACTGCCATGATCAGTTTGACGGTCACGGCGTCGCAAGATCTCTGAAGCAAAAAATTTTCTTCGACGCCGCCGGAGACCCGATCCCCCCCGTCACGCGAGGCCGGGGCGCCGGCTAGATCACCGCACGCCCTACCTCGGAAGAATACGCAGGCCGTTCGCGAGGCCCCCCTACAATAGCGCGGCGATAAGTAATCTACGCGCACGCGCGGACAGACGGCAAAAATCACGCGAAAAGGAGGCGGTTTTTGTGGCGAACAGGCAGGGAAAGACAAAGGAACAGCGTATCCGCGCAGAAAAGACCAGACTCCGGAGGATCTACAAGCTTCTGCCGAAGGAAGCGGCAGGGACTGTCGCGGGGCTCATCGATCAGGCGGCCTTCATGCGCATTGAGTGCGAGGACATGGCCGACGATCTGCGGGAAAACGGCTGGACGGAGCTTTTTCGCCAGTCCGAACGTCTCGACCCGTATGAGCGGGCGCGCCCAATCGGGCAGGCGTACAACTCCACGAACGCAAATTACCAGAAAATCATCAAGCAGCTGACGGCGCTCCTGCCGAAGCCGGACACCGCGCAGAAGCAGGAGGACGACGGCTTTGCAAGCTTTGTCCGGGAGCGTGACGAGCTGTGACGCGCTATCCAGAAACGTACAATCCGATCCTCGAATACTGGGCCGCGATCCAGTCTGGACGTGAAACGGTGAGCCTCAAGGTGCAGAAGACCTACAGAAATGTGGTCGCACAGCTTGAAAACGCGGATTCCGAGTTTTATTATTCCCCGCGCCGGGCAAACCACGTCCTCGAATTTTTTGAAAACTACTGCCACCACTCCAAGGGCAAGGCGGGCGGCAAGCTTGTCCGGCTGGAGCTATGGGAAAAGGCACTGCTCGCGACTGTCTTCGGGTTTATCGACATCGAGGGAAACCGCCAGTACCGCGAGGCCATCCTCATCGTCGGCAAGAAAAACGGAAAATCGCTTCTGGCCTCCGGCGTCGGCCTGTATTTACAGCTGGCGGACGGCGAAGCGGGCCCGGAGGTCTATGCCGTCGCGACAAAGCGCGACCAGGCAAAGATCATCTGGCAGGAAGCCAAGCGCATGGTCAAAAAGTCACCAGCGCTATGCCGCCGGATGCGCAGTCTGGTCGCGGAGCTGGACAGCGATTTTAACGACGGCGTTTTCAAGCCGCTGGCCTCTGACAGTGACACCCTCGACGGCCTCAACATCCACGGGGCCATGATGGATGAGATCCACCAGTGGAAGAGCGGGCGCGCCCTGTACGACATCATCGCCGACGGCGTGACGGCCCGTGAGCAGCCGCTGATCTTTATCACTTCCACCGCAGGCACCATCCGCGAGGACATCTACGACGAGAAATACGAAGAAGCCGAGCGCATCATCAACGGCTACGAAGATCCGGACGGGTACCACGACCCGCGCCGGATCGCGTTTATTTACGAGCTCGACAAGCGCAGCGAGTGGACGGACCCGGACTGCTGGAAAAAGGCAAATCCGGGCCTCGGGACGATCAAGAGCTACACGGCGCTGAAAGAGCGGGTCGAGCGGGCAGAGAAAAACCCGGCCCTCGTCCGCAACCTCGTCTGCAAGGATTTCAACATCCGCGAAACGTCCTCCGAAGCCTGGCTCAATTTTGAACAGCTGGACAACCGCGACACCTTCCAGCTCGACAGGGAAAACCGCCGCCTGATCTGGCAACATTACATGGCGGACGGGAATGTGCAGGAGCGCGTCCTGTCCTACCCGCGCTACGGCATCGGCGGCGCGGATCTGTCCAAGACCACCGACCTGACGGCGGCGAAGGTCCTGTTCCAGGTGCCGGAGCTGCCGGAGATCCTGTTTGTGCTGCAGATGTACTGGCTGCCGCAGGACCTTTTGGAAAAGCGCGTCACGGAGGACAAGATCCCATACGACAAGTGGCATGAGCGCGGGCTGCTCCGCCTGTCCGAGGGCAACAAGATCCGCTATGAGGACGTCAAAGCATGGTTCATCGAGGTGCAGGAAGACCTCGATATTTTTATCCCCTTTATCGGGTATGATGCGTGGTCTGCGTCTTATTTTGTGGACAGCATGGCGGACTATTTCGGGGCCGAGGCCATGATCGCCGTGCATCAGGGGGTCAAGACCCTGTCCGAGCCCATGAAGCGCTGCGGGAACGACTTGGAATCCAAGCGCATTATTTACAACAACCACCCGATCGACAAGTGGAACCTCGCAAACACCGCCTACGACGAGGACAAAAACGGCAATATCCAGCCGCACAAGACGAGCAAGTCCACGCGCCGCATCGACGGCACGGCGGCCCTGCTAGACGCCTACACGATCTACGATCAGAAGCAGGCAGAATACACCAGTATGCTCTAGGAGTGAGACAATGGGATTTTTTAAAAACCTCCTGAAGAATATCACAACGACCAAGCGCGTTTCGACTGTCCAGATGGTGCAGGAGCGCGGGAACGGCTTTTACAGCTACAACGGAAAAATGTATCAGTCCGATATCGTCCGCGCCTGCATCCGACCCAAGATCAAGGCCATCGGCAAGCTGACGGCCAAGCACATCCGGGAGACCATCACCGCCCAGACGCGGAAGATCGCCGTAAATCCGGAGCCGTATATCCGGTTCCTGCTCGAGGAACCGAACCAGTACATGACAGGGCAGCTGCTGCAGGAGAAGCTGGCCGCGCAGCTGGTCCTCAACAACAACGCCTTCGCCGTGATCCTGCGGGATGAAAACGGCCTGCCGAACGCCATTTTCCCGGTCGCGGCCATGCAGGCCGACGCCGTTTACGACGCAGGCGGGAATCTGTACCTGAAATTTTACATGCAGAACGGCAGCGTACTGACGTTTGCCTATGACGATATCATCCACCTGCGCGGGGACTTTTACGAAAATGATATCTTCGGCGACCCGATCGCCCCGGCCATCGTGCCGCTCATGGAGATCGTCACCACGACGGATCAGGGCATCGTCAAGGCCATCCGGAATAGCGCCGTCATCCGCTGGCTTTTGATGTTCGCATCCTCCATGCGCTCGGAGGATATCAAGAAGCGCGCGCAGGACTTCGCGGACAGTTTCCTGAACGTGACTAACGGCACGGGCGTTGCAGCAGTAGACGCAAAGGCAGAGGCGAAGCAGATTGACCCGAAGGATTACGTCCCGAACGCCGCCCAGATGGACAAAACCACGCAGCGCATCTATGCCCTGTTCAATACCAACCCGCACATCGTCACATCCATTGCGACAGAGGATGAGCAAAACGCCTATTTTGACGCCGAGATCGAGCCGGTTTTGAAGCAGCTGAGCGGCGAGTACACCCGCAAGCTCTTCTCCCGTCGCGAGCGCGGCTGCGGCAACCGCATCGTCTTTGAGGCGTCCGCGTGGGACTTCGCCTCGACCTCGACCAAGCTCAACCTCTTGCAGATGGTCGACCGCGGCGCGCTGACGCCGAACGAATGGCGGCGCGCATTCAACCTCGCGCCGGTAGACGGCGGGGACAAGCCGATCCGCAGGCTGGACACGCAGCCGGTCGACCGGAACACCACGCAGAAAGGAGATGAAACCGCATGAAAATCAGCATTCGCGGGCCCATCGTGTCCAGCAACAACCACCGTTTTTACCAGTTTTACGGCATGGAAGCAGCAAGCCCAAAATCTGTAGCCGACGCGCTTGCCAAGGGAAACGGCGAGCGGGCAGAAGTCGAGATCAATTCCGGCGGCGGCGAGATCTTCGCCGCGAGCGAGATCTATACCGCACTGCGCAACTACGCGGGCGGCGTCCACATCCGAATCGTAGGCCTCGCGGCCTCGGCCGCGTCCATCATCGCCATGGCGGGCGAGTCGGAGATGACGCCGACCGGCATGATGATGATCCACAACGTCCAGTCCAGCGCCGACGGCGACTACCGCCAGATGGAGCACACCGCCGGTGTCCTACGCGACGCCAACCACGCCATTATCTCGGCCTACGTCGCCAAGACCGGCAGGCCGGAAGCGGAGATCGCCGCCATGATGGACGCCGAGACCTGGATCACGGCAGATCGGGCCGTCGAGCTCGGCCTCGTCGACCGCGTCATGCAGCCGGATAACGGCCAGAAACCGCTGGCGGCGGATTTTTATTCCGGCATGCTCAGCGAAGACGCGCTCCGGCGCGCGGAAAACTTTTTAAAAGGTCAGGCCGCAGAGCCTGATTTTTTTATGCCCGAACGGGCGCAGGCAGAAGCAAAACTGAAATTTTTAAAACTCAAAGGAGAATTGAAATGACAAAGGAAATTTACAACATCCAGCGCCAGAAGCTCATGGACGACGCCCAGAAGCTGCTGGACGAAAGCAAGACCGCAGAGGCACAGGCCAAGATGAAAGAAGTCGAGGCCCTCGACGCCAAGTTTGAGGAGGAAGCCAAGATTCAGGCAAACCTCAACGCGCTTGCAGGCCAGAAGGTCGCGGCACCGGCTGCGGCGGCACAGTCCGTCGACCTGTCCGGCACGGCAATGACTCTGGACGTGCTCGACCGGTACGACACCGACGAGTACAAGAAAGCCTTTATGAACTACGTCCTGACCGGCAAGAAGATCCCGGCAGAGCTGACCAACGCGGACGCCAACACCAAGACAACCGACGTCGGCAGCGTCATCCCGACCACGACGATCCAGAAGATCTACGAGAAGATGGAAGCCATCGGCATGATCCTGCCGCGCGTAACACACACGTCCTACGCGGGCGGCGTCCAGGTCCCGACCAGCTCGGCCAAGCCGACGGCCTCCTGGGTCGCCGAGGGTGAGGGCTCCGACAAACAGAAGACTTCGACCGGCAAGATCGTCTTTGCGTACCACAAGCTGCGCTGCGCGATCTCCATGTCGCTGGAAGTTTCTATCATGGCGTACCCGATGTTCGAGGCACAGTTTGTCCGGAACGTCGCAAATGCGATGGTAAAGGCGAAGGAGCAGGCCATCATTAACGGCACCGGTTCCGGCCAGCCGAAGGGAATCCTTGCGGAGACCGCCCCGACCGGCCAGAACATCGACATTGCCGCCGCGACAACTGCTCTGACCTACAAGGATCTGTGCAAGGCCGAAGCTGCGCTGCCGCAGGCATATGACGGCGCGGTCTGGTTCATGTCCAAGAAGACATTCGAGACGCAGATCGTCGGCATGGTCGACAACAACGGCCAGCCCGTCGCGCGCGTCAACTACGGCATCAACGGCAAGCCCGTCAACTACATCCTCGGCCGCGAGGTCATCCTGACCGGCGACTACCTGCCGGCCTTTGCAGCGTCGGTCACGGCAGACACCGTCTTCGCCTTTATGTTCGATCCGGCGTACTACCTCTGGAACGAGAACATGGGCATGACGGTAAAGCGCTACACCGACGAGGACACCGACGACGAGGTCACAAAGGCCATCGAGATCGCCGACGGTGCGTGCGTCGACGTCAACAGCCTCGTCACGCTGACCAAGAAGAAAGCCTGACGGAGCGCGGCCAACAGGGAGGGATGACAATTGGCTTTGATCAACGTTGCAAAAACCGCCCTGCGGCTGACCACAAACGCCCTTGACGACGAGCTCGCCGACGAGGTAGACGCCTGCCTTCTGCGCCTGCATCTGGCAGGCGCGGATGGCGCGGAGGAAGACCCGCTTGTAAAGGACGCCGTCCGCGCCTACGTCCGCTGGCAGCATGATTTCTGCGGCCGGGGCGAGGAATGGAGGACCTGCTTTGCAGATATCCGCGACGCTATGGGGCTGTCCGACGATTACAGGGCAGTCCAAGCCAACGGCGGAGCAGGAGGTGCTTGCTGTGATCTTTGACACGCAGATCACGCTGCGCCTGTTCTCCTACCCCATCGTAAACGGCCAGACGGCGGAAAAGCTCGAGCGAGAAACCACCGTCTGGGCTGCCCGCAAGTCCGTAAACCGCGCCGAGTATTATCAGGCCGCACAAGCCGGCAAGCGCACGGACGCAATTTTCCGCATGCACAGCGCGGAATACGGCGGCGAGCAGCAGCTCACCTGCGGCTCGGACGTCTTTGACGTCGTCCGCAGTTACGGCGCGGAGACGGAAGAGGTAGAGCTGACCTGCAAACGGAGGGACGGCGCATGATGATCTATGAGGCGCTGGCAGACCTGGGCGTACCGGTCTGCCACCCGCCATACAAGGGCGGAGAAGAAACCTACATCACCTATCAGCTGCTCGGCCAGTCCGGGCAGCTCTACGCCGAGGGCGGAGAGGCCGAGACCGGCGTGCAGTACGCCGTTTCCATCTTTGCCGAGGGCTTTGCCGCCGGGCTTTTAAAGCGCGCAAAAGCCGCGCTGGAGGCCGCAGGCTACATTGCTACCGTCGACATGGAGACATACGACAAGGAAACAGGCCGCACGCAGATCGCGCTCATAGCCGAGACGGAGGGCGCGGAATATGGCTAGTCTACAGATTGAGGGCATGAACGAAATGATCCATGCAATGTCAAAGCTGGATCTGTTCGACGATGAAATGAAACAGGAGCTTTTATATGCCGCCGGAGACATTGCCGTTCGGGAGATCTGGGAAAGGGTCAGAACGAGCGAGTTTGACTTCGGCGGCTATAAAAACAAGATCAAGTACAGCAAAAAAATCAAACGGGACAAAAACAATCTTCCGTATGTCACAGTGACGGTATCCGGGAAGAACGCTAACGGCGTTCGCAGAAATCTTATTGTGTTCGTCATGAATTACGGGCGATCAAAAGAATACGGGCAGATCGTCGGAACCTACTTCTGGAACCGGGGATCAGAGGAAGCAATCCCGAAAATCAAGCAGGAATTTGAAAAGATCATCAATGAAAAACTACGTGAAAGGGGCTTACTGTAATGCCTAGTTTTGACTTACGCGGCATCCGGGCGGGAAAGTATAAAAACACGTCCGGCACCGTGACCTACACAGAGCCGACCGACGTCGGCGACGCCATGAGCGCGCAGCTGGAACTCAAGTTCGCCGAGGGCCGCCTGTACGCGGAATCCAAGCTTGCCGAGTATATCAAGCTTGCCACCGGCGGCACGATCTCGCTGGCTGTCAAGTACATCAAAAGGGCCGCACAGGCCATGCTCTACGGCTGCACATCCGATACGAGCAAGGAAAACCTGAAATTCTCGGCAAAAGACATCGCAAACTATGTCGGCGTCGGCTTTTACGCGCCGGATAAGATTGACGGCGTGACCAAATACACCTGCATCTGGGTGCCGAAAGCGCTGTTCGGCCCGCCATCGATGAGCTATCAGACCAAGGGCGAGAACATCCAGTTCAACACGCCAACCACGACCGGCGAATTCCTCGCAGACGATTCGACCGACGAGCTGCTGCTCGAGACCGAGACCGTCGACACCGCGGCGGAGGCCGTTGCCTGGATCAAGGGAAAGTTGGGTGAGACCTGATGGGGGACATTCGTTTGAAGAAGCATCCGTTTGAATACGGGGGCAAAGCATACGAGCTTTCGGTAAACATGAATGTGCTCGCTGACCTTCAGGAGCTGCACGACGGCAATCTGAATGCGGTCCTGCTGAAAGGCCGGACCATGAAGACGGTGTTTGAAATTGCGGCGGCTGCCATGAACGATTACGCAGACAGCAAGGGCTGGCCCGAGCGGGTGACCGCGAAGGAGCTTGGCAGAACACTCGGTATGAGCGGATTCAAGCGGCTGTGCGAGCCGATGATGGACATGCTGATCGCGGCGATCAAGGAGCCGGACGATTCGGAACCGGAAGAGGAAAAAAACGTGAAGACCACGGAGACGAACCGTACAGTGTAAATTTTCCGTGGTTTTTAAACATCTGGATCAATATCCTCCACAACGACGAGACTGTATTTTGGAGGACCATGACACCGGCGCGGTGCGTATCGCTCTATCGTGAGTATTTTGAGCTGATCGCACCGCGCCGAACTTCTAAAGACGAAGAGACTTCCAAACCGTCGTTGCACGACTATATCGCGGGGGTGGGATAATGGCAGGCCCAACAATCAACACAAAAATCAAACTGGACGGCGAGGCCGAGTATAAGCAGGCGGTCAAGGAGATCAATGCTGCACTTGGCAATCTGGACAGTAAACTGAAAAATCTGGATGAGACGTATAAAGACAGCGAAGGCAGCGTCGAGGGCCTGACCAAGAAAAACGAGGTCCTGAACCAGAAGATTTTAACGCAGAAGGAAAAAATCGACGAGCTGCGGAAAATGGTGCAGAGCGCCGGAAAATCGCTCGGTGAGCATTCCGCGGCAACACAAAATTACCAGAAACAGCTAAATAACGCAGAAACGGCCCTTCTGAAAATGGAAAAAGCGCTGCGTGACAATACAAAGCAGCTCAAAGATGCTGGTGTAGAGACTGACAACTTTTCCGGAGGACTGGAAGATCTCGAAGAAAAAACCGGTTCGGCCGAAAAGGGCCTGAAAGACCTCACGAAAACAGAGGAAGAGGGCAACAAAAAAACAAAGACGCTCGGCGATCTCGTCAAGACGTTGGGTGACAAGTTTGGAATCAATATACCGGAGGGCGCAGAACAGGCAATCGGAGCACTCGGAAATGTAAGCGGAGCCGCCGTTGCCATGGCAGGATCCATGGCGGCAGCGGTAACGGCGATCGCGAAGGTTGAAGAAAAGCTGAAAAGCATGACTGAGGAATCCGGAAAACGCGCAAGCGATATTCAGGACCTTGCCATGACCTACAACATGACGACGGACACCATTCAGGAAATGACCTACGCTGGCGAGCTGATGGGTGTCGGCATGGACACGATTACGGACTCTATCAAGGATCTCACCAAAAATCTGTATGACGCCTATGAGAACGGCGGCGATACGCTTGCGGCTTTCAGTGAGCTCGGGGTTGAGATCACGAACACAGACGGCAGCCTTCGGAATGCCAACGCTGTCTTTATGGATGTGATCGACGCCCTCGGTGGCGTTGAAAACTACACGGAGAGGGACGCAAAAGCCATGGCGCTCCTGAATGAGAGCGCCCAGAAGCTGAACCCACTAATCAAACAGGGTTCATCGAGACTGCGGGAATATGCGCAGGAAGCACGTGATACCGGCTATGTCATGGGAAGCGATATGCTGGACACGCTGGATAAAGTAGACACTTCCATGAGACGTTACAATCTGCAAATTGAGGCTGGAGAAAACGCCATGTCAGCGGAATTTGCACCAGCGCTTACGGAGTTCAACAACAAATTCGGCGAGACGTTTTCGCAATTAGCGAAAGATGCATCGGAAAGCGGGCTGATTGAAGTATTTGCAACATTGCTGGACATCGTAACGGCGCTGTCTCCAGCGCTGGAGGCTGTTGGGGACGTTCTTATAATACTTGAGCCGATATTTAAAATAACAAGCGGGGTGATCGCAACTGCTGCAGACGGGCTTAGAGTAATTTTCGACTTGGTGGAAATGATAACGGGACCGCTTGGCGCGATTTTTAGCGCTCTGTTCAACTGGGATTTTTCAGACTTGGGGGATAAAATCGACAAAGCGTATTCAGAGCCAGCAACGGACCTAGTGAACACACTGACATACCAGAGCGGGTCGGGAGCCAGGCTCCGCGGCAACGCCGCCGGCACGGACAACTGGGCGGGCGGCTGGACGCGGGTCAACGAGAACGGCCTCGAGCGGATCTATCTCCCCTCCGGCTCGCGCATCCAGACGGCAAGCGAGACCCGCTACACCTCCGGCGATACCTACAACACCACCGTCTACGTCGACCACGTCGAAGACCTCGACACCATCCTCCGCATCGCCAAAAACGCCAGGATCACAACCAGAATGGGGGCGAAGTAAATGGGCGTTTTAACGCTTTACGCAAACGACTCCGCAGTCATTGACTACAGCGCGCCGAACACGAACTATTACGGAGCCACAGAGACAGACGAATATGGGCGGCCCATGTACTTCACGTTCGCCCCGACCGCGGATCAGATAGCAGCGATCAGGTATCACAAGATCACGGCTGTCACGTTCTACCTGTACATGTCGTACAGATATAATGCGAGCAATGCGGGAGTCACGATCGCGATCCTGCACGAATCAATAGATCTGCAGAAGATCACGTACAACACTGAGCCTTTTGTCTACGGCGGATACAAAATCAGTGGACCATTGAGCCTTGAACCAAGCGGATATTATAACAGGGCGGTGGAACTCAAAGCGTCGGAACTGAAGAATCTGCTGACGTATGGAGCAAAAGCAACCACGAGCGGGAAAACCGTGCAGACGGCAAAATCGTCGCACAAGCCGTATATCGAGATCACATACGAGGATACGACCGTAACGCCGGAACTCAACGCAAAGAGCGGCGTGGGCGTGCTGGCGTCGGAAATTGCGCAGACCATCGAATGGTATTATCACTGGGATAGCTATTCTGCCTATGATTTGCCGACCATTACCGCGCAGCAGTTCCGCTGGAGGGTAAAAAACTCCAGCACGGTCCATACGATCGATCTGGGCGCGAATGACACAAGCGTGACGATCGCTGCTGGCGAGTTTCCGGTTGGTGAAAATGAGTGGGCCGTGCAGGTGACGACCTCGTTGGGCGTGACCACACTATCCTCGTGGTACAGGTTTGAAGTAAAGAACCCAATCATTTCCGGGATGTCGCCGGGAGCTGGGGCCTATACGCCAAAGCACGCTGCAGGAGTCTTTTCGTGGGACGTTCAACAAGAAGCCTTATACTCGCCTGTATCCGTCGAGCAGAAAAGCGCGACACTCTACTGGCGGAAAACCGGCACAACGACCACACATAGCATTGCCATTTCCGGCTCGAAGAAGAGCTATACCATGCCGGCAGAGACGTTTTCCGACGAGTCCGTCGACTGGATGGTCACGGCGATCACCGCAGGTGATCTGACGGCAACGTCTGCCTGGGTGACGGTCTCAACGACCGAGGCCACGCCGTCCTGTAAGGCGATCTCCCCGGCGGGCATCGTCATCGACGCCACCATCGTCAACCGATTCAGCTGGCAGCACATCATTTCCACCGGCACGCCGCAGAGCAAGGCCGACCTGCAGTGGTCCGCCGACGGCACGACGTGGAATACCCTCGCGACCGTCACGGGGAAAAACCAGTATTACGACGTTCCGGCGAACAAATTCACAAGCGGAACAAAATACTGGCGCGTGCGCACCTACAACACAGACGGCACGCCGTCAGAATGGAGCGACAAGGCCGAGTTTATCGCCATCAACGCCCCATCCGCACCGTCCATCGTGATCCAGTCCACCGGCCCGCGCCCGCGCATCACCTGGCAGACCTCTGAGCAGGAGGCCTATCAGCTGACGCTCTCGAGCGGCTATGCCTCCGGCACGGTCTACGGCACGGAAAAGGCATGGCGCTCGCCGGTCTACCTCGCCGACGGCAGCTACACCGTCCGCGTCCGCGTGCAGAACAAGTACGGCATGTGGTCCGAGTGGAGCGCAGCCGCGCTCCCTGTTTCACACACCGAGGGCGAGGCCATCACCCTGACCGCCACCGCCGGACATGAGGCCGCGCTCACCTGGCAGACCGCCGGGAGCTACGATTTTTACCTCGTCGAGCGGGACGGCGTGGCCATCGCCCGCACCGTCCAAAAGCAGTACATCGACCACACCAGCATCGGCTCCGTCACCTACCGCGTCCGCGGCTGCTACGCAGACAGTGACAACTATGGCGTGTCCAATTCCGACACCGCCGAGATCCTGCCCGAGACCAACATGATCTGCGACCTCGAGACCGGCGTCTGGCTCGAGATGCGCCTGTCCGAAACGCAGCTGCGCACCAACCGCACCAGTTTCTCGGCCGGTGTCTCGACCGTCCATCTGGCGGGCCTTGCCTACCCCGTCGAGGAGCGCAGCGAGCAGCGCGACCGCGCACTGTCCGTCGCCTGCGCCTGGCCGCACGCGCAGCGGGCCGCCGCCCTCGCGCTCGAGGCCCTTGTCGGCCGCCTCGTCTGCCTCAAGGACCGCTACGGCAACATGGCCATTGGCTCTCTCCCGTCGCTCGAGAGCAACTGCGACGAGTTCATGCGCCGCTATTCCTTCACCATCTCGCACACGAACCGAGAGGAGGCGATCACCCTTGACCCGTGACGTCCGCTTCCGCGTCGACGTACTCAGAAACGGCGCGCCCATCACCCACCTCCAATGGGACACCGGCAGCGCCCCGCAGATCATCGCCAGCCGCGACGCGACGATCCACACCAGCATCAAGGGCACCTTCCTCGTCAACGACGCGGTCGACTACCTCTCCGACGAGCTCCAGCCTGTCATGACCATCGACGGGCAGGAGACGCCCCTCGGTATCTATCAGGCCGCGACCCCGAGCATCAAGGGCGCGGCCGGTCAGAAGCGCGTCGAGGTCGAGGCCTACGACCGCTGCTGGCGCGTCTACAGCAACCGCACCGAGACCATCCTGCACCTGTCCGCCGGTGCGTCCTATCTCACCGAGATCCGCAAGCTGCTCACCGCCTGCGGCGTCGCGCTCGTCATTGCGACGCCGTCGGACGCGACGCTGCAGACCGACCGCGAGGACTGGGATGTCGGCACGAGCTACCTGACCATCGTCAACGACCTGCTGGCCGAGATCAACTACAACAGCCTCTGGTTCGACGCCTCCGGCGTCGCCCGTCTCGAGCCATATCAGGAGCCGAGCGCGCAGAACATCGACTGGTCCTACGGAACGACGGACCTCTTCCTTCCAGACCGGCATCCGGGGCCGAACTTCTCAGATGAGGAAGACATCTTCAACGCGCCGAACGTCTTCATCTGCGTCTGCTCCAACCCGGATCTGGAGCAGCCCATGGTCGCAACGGCCGTCAACGACAATCCGCAGTCGCGCAAGTCCACCTTCCGGCGGAACATGCGCATCGCCTCGCTCATCAAGGTCGACAACATCGCCTCGCAGGAGGAGCTGCAGGCCTACGCCGACCGCATGCGCAACGAGTCGCTCCTCTCTGCCCGGGCCATCACGTTTTATACCCTCAATGACCCCGGCCACGGCATCGGTGACGTCCTCGCGCTCACGCATGACGACATCGGCGGCATTTACCTCGAGACCGGCTGGCAGATGCAGCTGTCAGCCGGAAGCCTCATGACACACTCTGCAAAAAGGACGGTGATTGCGTAAATGGAAGGCGTCGACAGCCTGTACACCGAAGAACCCGAAGAGCAGCAGACCGAAGAACAGCAGCAGCCGTTCCAGCTGGCCGTCATTGCGACGGTCGAGGAAGACGGCCTGACCCTCACGCCTGACGGCGCGGAGGAGCCGACCGAGAAGCATTTTAAATGCAACACCGGCATCAACTTCGCCGCCGGACAGCGCGTGGCCGTCCTCGAACTGTCCGGCAGCAAGGTCGTCATGTTCCCGATCGGAAACCCCGGCGCGGATGCGCCGGCGAAGATCCCGCCCGGCGGTACGGCCGGGCAGGTGCTCAAAAAATCGTCCGACAACGACTACGCGCTCACATGGGGCAGCATCACAGGCCTCCTGCCGACCGGAGGAACGAGCGGACAGATCCTCAAAAAGTCAGGCAACGCCGACTACGCCGTCGAATGGGGCGACATCAACGGTGCTCTGCCTTCCGGCGGAACGACGGGCCAGGTGCTCAAAAAATCCAGCGCCACCGACTACGCCGTCACCTGGGGCAGCCCCGACGGCATCCTGCCGACCGGCGGCACCGATGGTCAGGTCCTGCTCAAAAACGGCGCGAGCAACTACACCGCCAAGTGGGGCAGCATCACCGGCGCGCTCCCGACCGGCGGAACATCCGGTCAGGTGCTGAAAAAATCCAGCGCCACCAACTACGCTTGCACGTGGGGCGACGTCGCCGGAACGCTTCCGAGCGGCGGAACCGACGGCCAAGTGCTCCTGAAAAACGGATCGACGGCCTACGCCGCGAAGTGGGGCACGGTATCCGCCGCAGAACTCAAGAGCGGATACAATTCGCTGGAGCTGAAAACAAAAACCCTGACGCCGTCCTCGAACGGCTTTGAGATTGGGACATCGAGCTATCCCGTGACAGTCAGGGGAGACGAAATCGTGCTGTATTACAGTTCATACCGCTACTGCACCCTTGCGTGCAACTCATCCGGGAAGCTGACCGTCAACGGCACAGCCATCAACTAAGGAGGGCATCATGAAATTATACGACATCGCGCTCGCGGCAAAGCCACTGCAGAAGCTCATCGAACAGGACCTGCCGCTCCGGCAGGCCTATCAGCTCGCCATGCTGGCGACCAGGCTCAACCCAACACTCGAATTCTACGGAAACCAGCTCATGAGCGGGCGGCCGCAGGCGGAGCTGAACGAGCTGGACGCCGACACGCTCCCCGAGCTGCCGCACATCACGCTTCCGCTCGACCTCGATATCCGGCTTTCCGCCGGGGATATCAAGTGCCTTGAGCCGTTCGTGACCTTCGAAGGAGCTGATAACGCATGATCACCATCCACTGCTCCCGCGCGTGCGCGCATCTGGCGTCGCCGCCGGAGCTTTTGACGGCGGGCATGGCCAAGGCCGTGACCGTTGAGTTCGTGTTTTCTGACGATTGGGACGGGCTGACGAAGACAGCCGTCTTTACAAACGGCAAGACCACCGTCGACGTTCTGGCGGCGAACTGGGACGGGGATACCGTTCCCGTACCGCACGAAGTTCTAGCCGTCCCGGGCCGCCACGCCCGCGTGGGCGTCTATGGCGCGGACGAAAGCGGCGTCGTCCTGCCGACTGTCTGGGTGAGCCTCGGCAAGGTCCAGCCGGGCGCGGACCCGTCTGGCGACGTATCCGCCGACCCGGCCCTGCCCGTCTGGGCGCAGCTGCAAAAGCAGATCGGCGATCTGGACGACCTCCAGACCTACAACAAGGGCAATCTCGTCGCCGCCATCAACGAGGCCCGCAGCTCCGGCGGCGGCTCTGGTGGCGGGGGCATCCAGTCGGCACAGATCGACGCGATCCTCG